TCAGTGAGGTTATTCGCTGCAGTAGTGATTCTAAATCTAAAATAGTCTCTGAATTCTAGTTTGTTCGATTGGATGGCTCCTACCGCCATTTTATCATTAGTAATGGCACTATTTGCAATCTTTGCCGTAGTGATATTTGAATCTAATATTTTGGCCGTAGTGACGGCACCATCTGAGATTTCGGAAACGGTAACAGAGTTTGCTGCTAAATCTTCTGCAACAATAACGTCTGTTCCAATCATTTGTGATGTAATTCTTTGAATTGCCATGTTTCTTTATCCTTTAAGACTATTTATTCGTCTTCTCCTGTCTCTGGATTAAATTCTTTTGCGTCTTGGAAGAACGAAGTTGTTTCACTAAAACCAAAATCATCATCATCAGCAAAAGAAGTTACTGGATCGGGAGTAGCAGTAAACCTTTGTTCTCTTGTTGGAGAAACTGCTGGTAGGTTTGCATACTGATCGACTTGAACAGACTTGATAACCTTCTGAGAAGATACAGGCCCATACAAATAAAATTTTGCTGTAAAATTCAAAGTGTAGATAATTGCTCTTCTAGATGCAAAGTCTCCTTCATAATCATCTTCATAAGTAATACCACTCAATATAATAGGAACATCCCGAATAATATCTAAGTCTGGACGTTCTCTAATTGTAATAGTATATTCTGGTTGAAAGAATGGTAGAATTTGTTCTGTAATTTGTAGTGCGTCATCTGAATTCTTTGCCATAACATACAATTCAAAATTGATGTTATATGGAACAGGCATATATGAAGAAAGAAGTTGATCAGCAGTAGAACTATTTGTCTTCTTCTTTACTTTAATTGCTCTGTTTAGTTTTCGACTTGCATCATACTCTAGTCCAGTAATCTCAAATCCTAAACGTGGAAGAGTAATTGCAACCTTCTTAGAAAGGTTTGGGTCTTCCGTTAAACGAGACAACCACTTCTGTTTTGGGCCATATGCAAGTGGCACTTTCATAGTTTGTATAATTGCACCGGCATTGTTCTTACGAACAATTTCAATGTCATTAAACATTGTTCCAAATGCAACAACAATATCTCTTGTTGTCTCGTGATAAAAATGTTGTCCAATCATATTATTTTAATCCTATATCTCCAAATGGATTCGATTCTGTAAAGTCTAGTATCGTATCATCCAATCTTTCAAAATCATTATTATCAGACCTTTCATCTATAGTCTGAATATTATATTGCTCTAGTATTATATAGGAAGGTGATGCACCAGGCACCGAATTCTCTAATATAATAGAACCACTGTATGTTTCATCTTCAGCAAGAATATAATCATTAACACCAGAATCTTCTTGAATAATTAAACCACTTCTATCTTCAAGTCTAATTTGTTCATTAACAGTTCCCTGTTGTTCTAGTGTTACTTGATATTCAAGTTGGTTTAGACTGTTATCAGTTTCTACACCATCAATTTCTGCAATACCAGTTGCAAGGTCTTCATGACCATACTCAAATAAACGACACTTTAATTTGTATGCTGGAACATTGTGAACTTGATAGAAAGGATCATCGTGATCCACAAATCCAATTTCAAACAACTTTTGTGTTTTCGGGAAATAAATTAAATCTCCCTCATTTGGTCTACTTGATACAATTAAATTAGAATCTATAGAAACAAACTGTTCCCATCTTCTTCTTGCAACAATAAATGTTGCCTCATTTTGTATATCCAATCCAAACTTTGACATGAGTTCTTTTTCGCCCTCATATCCATCCACATTTTCAAAATACATTTCGATAAGATACGCTTCATTAAAAGAGGATAATGTATCCTCTCCAAAAATATCATCTTCATTAACCAGTTTACGAGGCATATAGTAGACATCTTGTCCATAAATCCTCAACTGTTCAATCATCAAGTCTTCATAGAGTGCCTGTTCTGGTCGTGTTCCAGTATCGAAATATACATTAGTCGGCATAACCTACCCTATCATATGCATTGGTGGAAGTTCGTATGCTAATTGAATTTGTTCCTCAAGTTTTTCGATTTCCGTTTGAGCCTCCTCAAAAAGTTTTGCCCCGTTGAGAGTAACACCACCCAACATCTGAACTCCTTCAAATTTAGAAAGATTTGCACCCCATTGACGTTTAATCAACTGTGTAGTATATTTTTTAAGATACATATCATTCCACACATCAGTATATGTTGAAGGATCTAAAACTCTATATGCTTCAATTACAATATAATCTCCAGCAGAAACAGCTGTCTGCCAATCCATATCCAAATACAATCTATTTTGGTGTTGATTAAATCGAATAGGAACTTGTCCAACCAAAATATTATCTAAAAAGTCGATATGTTGCATTGTCATTTGATAGTGAATAACTGATGTTGAACTAAAGTCATACAAGTCATTCAGTCTCAATTGATAACGAACATCAAAAAGATTAATATTTGCTTTATCCGAAAAATCAAAAACTCTTACTACACTAAGAATAGATTCTGGAACTGGAATATAATTTTTCTGTAGTTTCCATGTAGCAGTTGTTGAACCGTCTACATCTGTAACGGCCGTGAGTGTTTCATCACTCCTAGCACGAGTTATATCATCAGCAGTAATTTGATATTTTAAATAAACCCTCTCAACACCATCATAGTGATATTGTCCAAAATATTGAAGAGCTTCATCTATCCTATCTTCAACTTGATCTGGATCTACATTGATTTCAATTACTGGTTTACCTAGAGCTCTTAAACAATATTCTTTAAGGTTTGCTCTTGAACTTGGTGTTGCCATATCATTTTATCCTAATGCGATTGCCATTGCGATGGAGAACCCACTATCTGGTGCATTACCTTCTGCGACTTGAACCACAGTTCCATCACTCTTTTTACTATACATCTTTTGGTCTTCTAAATTGACCGCCAATTCACCAACCTCAAGATCAGAAGCCTGCGGCACTGAAGACGCAGTTTCCGATCTTTTGATTTTAATTGCTGTTGTCATTATCTAATACCTATTTTAATAAGTTCCACCATCAATTCCAGTAACAGTTACAGCACCAGAGGTAACAGTAAAGTTATCAGAACTAAATGATGCGACACCCTTAACAGAAGTTGTTGCAGTAGCAACACTAAATGTCAAGTCATCTGTTCCATCTGTAGAAGAAACAGTGATGTTTGTTTGTGTTCCGTTACCAATCATTGCAGCAACAGCGTCATAAACTCTTTCGTCTTGGTAATATAGGTTAGTAGAACCTTCACCAATGTCATCAGTGTCCAGTGTAATAGAAGCACCTAGAGCAACTGTATTAGAGTTAATTGTTACTGAATCATTGACAAGTTTTGCATTTGCAATTGAACCAGCCAACATTGCATTGGTAATACCAAGTGCCTTGACTTGTAGACTGTCCCCAGAAATCTCAATAGATGAGTCGTCCACATTTACTGCATGTGTTACAACATCACCAGAGACAGATGAGGTAATACCAGAACCACCAGTGAAGGTGAAAGTATCACCCAAGTCCACTGCGTTTGAACCAGAGTCACCAGACATTGTAATGGTTGAGTTAGTCAACTTGGCGTTTGCAATTGAACCGGCAAGCATTGCATTGGTAATACCAAGTGCCTTGACTTGTAGAGCATCACTTGCAATCTCAATAGAACTATCATCAACATTTACATCAATTGTATTACCAGTTTTTGTTAATGCATCTCCAGCAGAAATCTGTCCAGCACCAGAGAACTGATCGAATGTGATATCGTCTGTTCCAAGTGTTGGTGTTCCATTATGTGTTGCAACGTAACCATTATCTGCGTTGTTTGTTCCTTCTTCAACAAAAGTAAACGCACCACCAGTAATCTCAGACGCTTCGTTTGCATCTGGTGTTCTAGTAAGAACGAATGCAGCAGAAGCTCCACCAGTATTAGTTACCTTATAGAAACCATTCTCAACTGGGTCAGTCTGATCTTTAACAAGAACTCTATCGTTTGCAGATAGTGTAACACCATCAATTGCGATTGCACCGTTAGAGGTTGCAGTCAATGTTCCATTAGAGTTGTTGTAGGTTGCAGAAAGGTTTGCAGTTGTAGCAACTCTTACAGAGGCCTTAACGTCAAGTCCATTTGCAACTTGATCAACATATGCCTTGTTTACAAGTGACTGTGATTGGAAACCAGCACGAGACTCGTAACCAGAGGGAACGATTACTGTTCCTGTTCCATTTGGTTCTAGTGACAAGTCACCATCTGTATCTGTTGTCGAAACAATGTTTCCATCAATCGTGACATTATCAACATCAAGTGAGGTAATACCATTTAAGTCTGTCTGAGTATCACCTAGTGATACTGTATCAGAACCGATTGTAATGGAAGAGTTTGTAAGAGATGCATTTGCAATATTTGAAAGTGTATTACTAGACGCATCAATTGTCTTGTTTGTTAGTGTCTGTGTTCCAGTAAGAGTTGCAACCGTAGAATCAATTGCAAGAGTAATCTGATCTGCAGCGTGTGTAGATGTCAAACCAGTTCCACCTAGAATTGAGAGTGTGTCTCCCAAATCTACAGCATTAGAGTTTGAACCATCCGAAACTGTGATTGTAGAGTTTGCCAAATCACCGTTTGCAACACCTCCAGATGCAAGAGATACTGCACCAGAAGAAACAGAGAAGTTACTTGAATTAAAAGAAGCGACACCTTTGTTACTTGTAGTTGCGTCTTCACCAGCTACTGTAATTGTAGTTCCAGTATGAGTAACATCCATACCCTCACCACCAAGAACTGATAATCCGTGTGAAGATGGAGTTAATGCACCACTGTCTGTTGTTATTGTTTTAACAACATCATCACTTAGCGTTACCGCACCACTGGTAACACCAAAGTCTCCAGAATCAAAAGATGCAATACCTTTATTTGAAGTGGTTGCATCCTCACCAGAAATTGTTGTTGTTCCGGCAGAGTCATCATATGCAACATCAATACCTTCTCCAGCAACTACAGCACCACCAGTTTGATCTTGGATATATTCTTGTAGTGAAGTTGTTGCATCGACATACATGTTGGTAATAATAGATTTACCAGTTCCATTTGGAGTAACATTGATATTACCATTTGTATCTGTCGAGGAAAGTGTATTGCCGTCCAATGTAAGATTATCAACATTCCAAACATCAATCTTACTACTTGAATCAACAATAACAGCTGCACTGGCAGTCAATGTGCCATGTGTATGATCCATCAAATCAGTATAGTATTTACCACCGATTTTTAATGGTGTGTTAGTATTAGTGGTTGGATCACCAATATATAATCTTCCACCATTTCCGCCTGCATCAGTATCAGTTGCTGAAGTATCATAAATGTAAGCGAGTTCACCCTGTTCCAACTGTGATGGTAGGTTGGCAGTTGTGGTGCGTTTTACTTGAATAATAGTTGCCATTTTTTTCTACCTTGTTTTAAATTAAAATGCTCCACCGTTCAGACGAAGTTCGCCAGTATCGGTTTCGATTCGGTTTGTTATTACAAACTTTTCTGTGTTTCCATCATATTGTATCATTCCTCCATCTGCAACCGATGTAGCATCAACGTCAGCAAGTTCAGTCAACCTACCCCCTGTAGCACCAGATGGGCCCTGTGGGCCAGGCACTGTAACACGAGTTACTTGTGGTTGATTTCCTTGAGAAACCGAACCAACTATTGTTCTTGCCTGAGTTACTTTAGCAGAAATAGACATGATTAAGAGCTCCTAGAAACACTTGGGTTTACCACAGCATGACCCTCTACAACTCTAGTTTTCGTTCCATCAGAAGCGGTTATCAAAAGATCATAAACATATCTTCCCTCTTCTAAAGTTGCAGTTTCAGTGTCAGTAAGTGATATTGTTATTTTTCCAGTTGTGCGGTCAGAATCAAATGTTGACGTAAAAGATGTTGCAGTTGTTGATGCATATGTTTTACGAATCTGTCCAAGAGCGGTATAACCAGACAAATCTAAAGCTTCTCCAGCACTATCATTAATAGTTACTGTAGTAGAAAAGTCTGCACCTTGATCAATGAATATATTTGAAATAGTCGCCATTCCACACAATCTCCTTCTTTCATCTATTTATAAGGATTGTATGTTAAATAAAATAAAACCCGCCTAAGCGGGTTTTAGAAGTAATTATGAAGTTATTGATTTATTCACCATCAGCAGCTGCTTGTGCAGCAAGGTGTGCAGCATAGGCATCTTTAACTGCCTGAGTGTGAACTGTAGCAGAGATACCTTGAACCTCTGCACTTTCACTAGTAACGTCTGCATCTGGAGCAACAACGTGTCTGGAAAATGAACGTGAAAGTTCAACACCATCTTCTTCAATAATTGTAGCAGTTCTCACTTGAATATGTTTGAACTTTCCTACTACTTCAATTTTATCTTCTTCTGTGCGTTTAGTAATCGCCATTTTATTTTCTCCTTTGTCCACCCCTAGAATCCACTAGAGGTATAAGTTTATTTATTCAGGCTTTGTGGGCCATGTCACATTCAATAGATTTTCATTTACATCAATTGTAGGTGATGCGGTAGCAGGCAAATCTCTAAGTGCCTGTCTGTATGTCTTCCATTCTTCATAATTAGTTACTGAACCAGGCTGTTCTGTTTCCTTTGTAACAACCCAATCAGATTCTTTTAATAGTTTATCTCTAATTGCACGAATTTTTAAGGGAGCAATATTACTTACTGCAGCCGCATATGCTTCATCAACAGACGAAGGGTCGTCCAACCAATTTTGTATCGTATTCTCAGTCATTACGCAAATTGTCCTCCACCGTAAGCGATTCTCATATTACCAGCAGAACCAGTTTGGTTTGCACCAGATGTTTGATTTGTTTCAATAGTGGCGCCATTCATTCTAATACTTATTCCACTATTACTTACATTTGACATTTCAAAATATTGTCCGTTACTGGTTTTATAAACCAACATTGCAGCAGTATACAGGGCGATATTTTGCATAGTTATAGTAATTTGAAATACTGTTGCATTTGAATATGATGATAAACTCTGGCCAGTAGAAGTCCAAGTGCCATTGTTCCCAAAGTTTGGTGTGTCATTAAATAGAAGTTTTCCTCTAAATGCACCATCATTCTGTATTAGGAAAGCGTCATCTCCACCGTTTGTCTCAAATCTAATATCTCCATTAGAATTCATTGCTTGGAGAGTCACATCTGGATTACTGTCCAGAGTTCCAATTCTCCACATAGAACCACCAGAAGATTCCGCTTCAATGTGTGCTTTATTACTATGAGATGAGATGAGATGAATCATCTCTCCACCACCAGAAGATATTGTTAAACCCGCTGCATCTGGATTTGTAGTGCCAATGCCCACTTTGCCGGTGCTGTCGATGACAAAATCATTGCTACCACCAATGGTATTGCCGTTTTCAATCTTAAACTTATCACCCTCAGAATTATCAACCCCAACAGTCCAGTTTTTAACACCTGTTAGAGAAAATTGAATACCAGCATCACCAGTTGAATCTTGTTCAATAATCAACTGCGTATCTGTTGTGTCATTTGCATATAGGGAAAGAGCCTGAGTAGGCGAACTCTTACCAATGCCCACACGACTATTATCAGTGTCCACAACAAGTGTATTATTGTCTGGATCAATGGTTACATTACCAGAACCTAGTGTGGTATCAATCTGATCTACTTTAATTTTACTTGCCATGTTTTATTTATTCCTCTGCATCAGCAATGGTTAAGTTGCCAGATTCTACTTGACGCATGATTTCATCGTAGTGTCTATTACCAATTGAATCAATAGGAACTGATATTTCAACACCATCAATTGTTGCTAATATAGATGTTCTAATTTTGGTTTCACCATCATCGTCATACATCCAAAAATATTTTGCTTCTGTAATATTCATTTCATTCATTTTTTATAACTCCGAATCAAATTGAAAACTGGCCCCGTTCCCACCAACATTCAAATTTTGGTCGTCATTAGCAAAATTAACGGCAGCTGATGCCGATAATTGACATACTCCCCCACCAGAATAAGCACGCAAAGCTAGTCCAGTTAATGTCTTAGTTCCACCACCTGTATCTTTTGCATAAAAATCACCTACAGATTGTGTGAAAGTCATAGTTGGTGTGACTCTCATTTGTCCGCCTGGCGTCTGTGCAAGTAATGTTGTTCCCATACTTGTGGCTGGGTTATATGTATACTGACCTGTTGCAAAAGTAGAATATGATGGAAACCCAACTGTAGAATAATACCTCTGACAGTGTTGAAACTCTTCTCCAAATGAGCGGTGCTCGAAAGGAGTGGCAACTGAGCCAGATTCAATCTGAATTCCAGTAATCTGCCATGTTGCACCAGAAGTTGTAGCAAGTGCATTTGTAGAGTTTGCAGTTACAGTTATAGACGAACCGCCTGAACCAGCTCCCCAAGAATCTATGTTGGTGGTTTCTCTAGCACTACCGAGAACTCCACACAATCCCCATATAACAAAACCAAATGCAGAATTATCTGAAGTCCATGTTCCAGAAGTCGGGCCTGGAATTGTAAAGGTTTTCTTTTCCCATGTATTAGCAGAATCTATAGTGTATTCTTTTGCAATATCTTGGTCTGAGTTACTGCTTGCAAATGTAAATGCGAATGTTCCAGTAATACTTGACTTCACCCAAAACTGAACTGTAATACTTTTTGCATTTGCAGTTCCCCACTCTAAATGATTCCAATCTTGTCCTTCTGGTCTATATCCAAACATTGCTGCGTTTGTTCCAGAAAGAGTTGTTGAAGTGCCATCTTGAGTTACTTTGTAAGAATACTTAAATCCCTGTCCAGTTGGAACATCTGTTTCTTGAGATGCATCAAAAATATCTGCAAGTGACCCAAGACGAGAACCGTGAAATCTATCTACAAGATAATTATTTGTTCCTGTGAAAGTTCCAGATGTGCCTCTTTGCCAAACATTCAGAGCACCATTAATAATAAGATTTCTCCTACCAGCAAGTTGTCCACCGTTCATAGAAGACATAGTGACATCACCACTCGCAGTGACATTGCCTGTGAGTGTAGATGTTCCAGTAACAGTCAAAGACGCAAGATCATTGTTCAGAGTAATATCTGCAACACCGTCTGCTGATTCAATTTGATTTACTTTAATTTTTGACATTCTATTCTTTTCCTGTTATCATTAATCCTATGATATGGTTCTATATTGTGCAACAAAATGTAATGGGGTTCCAGAATCAGCGCCGGAACCAGAATAAGACATTTTGGTAAGCCACGCTTCCAAGTCTCCACTGGCAGATGACATGGCAACATGCCAATATATCAAATTTGATGCACTCAAAGAGTTTCTACTATAACCTGTGCCAATTGATAAAAATCCAGAATCTAAAGTATATTCTGTTCGGTCAGGCAAATATGGTAAACCCTCAATCCTGATTCCTGCATCACCAGTGGTAATTGTTGTGGAACCATCTGGATCTATTGATCCAGTAACCGTAACCCAGTTTCCAACTTTTTGATAATAACACTCCGATGTAATAGAAGTAACATCTGCAAAACCTTCATACACATCGGCCAGTGTTGCAGTCCATGTGCCTTGTTCATAATCGTCTAGGTAATTTGAACCGTCATCGAATGAAAGTCCAGATGTGTCAACACGCAAAATGGTTTGGTTGTTAGACATAATCTGAACTGGATGGTTAGTCATTGCACCAATATTAACAACAGTCCCATTACCATAGTTCATAGAACCTGTTACAGTCCCATTCGATGTGTTAATGCGTCCTTCAACAGTTAATTTTGTAGATGTATCGTAGTGTGATGTTGTGCTGATACCAACTCTGCCAGTCGAATCAACTGTGACTCGATCGGTGCTGTCTGTATTCAACTTAATAGTATCTGCATCAGCACCAGAAGTTAAA